CCGCGCGCTCGCCGCGGCGGACCTGATCGAGGGTTGGCTCAAGGCCGTGCGCGCCGAGGTGGAGTCGCTGCTGCTGGCCGGCGCCCCCGTCCCCGGGTGGAAGCTGGTCATGGGCAAGAAGGGCAACCGCCAGTGGTCCTCCAAGGACGAGGCCGAGGCGCTGCTCAAGGCCATGCGCATCAAGCACAACCAGATGTACGACTACACGGTGATCAGTCCCACCAGCGCCGAGAAGCTGGCCAAGGCCGAGGTGATCGGCCCCCGCCAGTGGCCCAAGGTGCAGGCCCTGATCACCCAGAGCGAGGGCAAGCCCAGCGTGGCCCCTGAATCCGACAAGCGCCCCGCGCTCGCCGTCGCGGCGGTCGCGGAGGACTTCACCGACGTGACGCCCACGGCCGCCCTGGCCGAGGCCTGCGACCTTGCGTAACCCACCACTCAGAAAGCACGACATGAAAATCAAATTGCAGAACGTTCGCCTCTCGTTCCCTAACCTGTTCGAGGCCAAGCAGATCAACGGCGAAGGCGCGCCCAAGTTCAGCGCGGCTTTCATCATCGACCCCGCCGACGCCCAGGTGAAGACCATCAACGCGGCCATCGACTCGGTTGCCGGGGCGAAGTGGGGCGCCAAGGCCGCGGAGAACCTGAAAACGCTGCGCAAGGCCAACCGCGTGTGCCTGTACGACGGCGACGACAAAGTCGCCTGGGATGGCTTCGCCGGCAACCTGTACATCAGCGCCAGCAACGCCGTGCGCCCCCTGGTGCTCAACGCCGACAAGACCCCCCTGACCGCCCAGGACGGCAAGCCCTACGCGGGCTGCTACGTGAACGCTAGTCTGGAGCTTTGGGCCCAGGACAACAAGTACGGCAAGCGCGTGAACGCCACCTTGATGGGCGTGCAGTTCTACCGCGACGGCGACGCCTTCGCAGGCGGCGGCACGGGCGACGAAGGCGACTTCGACGACGTGAGTTCGGGCGCCGACGCCGCCGACCTGGCCTGACCTTCCCACCTCGGGCCTCGGCCCGAGGGTTTTTCGGCAGCGCCTGAGCGCTGCCCAAGAACGAGAGGACCAACCGATGACCATCATTTCTCGAGAAGCCGTGCGCCAGGCCTACGACCGCGCCCGAGCGCTGAACGACGACCCCGACACCGCGCTGCAGGCCGTGGCGCAGGCCCTGGGCCTGCCCGTGGAGGCCGTGGCCGAGTGCGTGCTGGAGGTTGCGGCGTGATCGATACCTCCATCTTCTGCAAGGCACTGAAGTTCGCAGCCCACGCTGCGGCGAAGAAGGATGTGCGCTACTACCTGAAGGGCGTGCGCTTCGAGGTTGTCGACCAAGCCCTGACGCTGTGCGGCTGCGACGGTGCGCGCATGGCGCTGTGCACGCTCGCCCTGGACCACGGTCTGCCCGCAAACGCCGCGGTGATCCTCGGCAACGACGATGTGAAAAAGGTCCTTGCCACCATCGGCAAGATCAAAGGCCCCACCACGCTACGCATCGACCCGCCCGAAGTGCAACATGGGGCGCCCACCCTGGTGCTGGAAGCGGGCGGCATCAGTTTGCGACTGAAGGGCCTGGACGGCCAGTACCCCGACTACCGTCGCGTCGTGCCCCCGTTGAACCGCGAGCAAGGCGCCATGCCCAACCTGCAGGCCTGTTTCGTGAGCGAAGCCTGCGCGGCACTGGAGCCACTGGCCGGTGAGATCAAGGGCGTGAAGTCCATTCGTTTCGATGCAGGGCCAGCCGGCCACGCCGTGGTGCTGCGCCCGCTCTGCGTGCATGGACACCGCATCACCGATCTGCTGGTGGTGATTCAGCCCACGCGGTCTTGAGGCACGCCATGAAGCTCTGGCTCGACCTCGAAACCTACAGCGAAGTGCCGATCACCAACGGCACCCACGTCTACGCCGCCGCCGCCGAGGTGATGCTCTTCGCCTGGGCCATCGACGACGGGCCGGTATCCGTGTGGGACTGGACGGCAGCCGAGCCCGGCGCGATGACCATGCCGGCGGCCGTGCGCGCGGCGCTGGAAGATCCCAGCACCGAGATCTGGGCGCACAACAGCCACTTTGACCGCACCGTGCTGCACCACGCGGCCCCGTACTTCGGCCTGGCGGAAAGCCTCACCGACCCCGCCCGCTGGCGCGACACCATGGTGCAGGCCCTGACCCACAGCCTGCCGGGCGCCTTGGGCGCGCTGTGCGAAGTGCTGCAGGTGCCCACCGACAAGGCCAAGGACAAGGCCGGCAAGCAGCTGATTCAGCTGTTCTGTAAACCGCGTCCCAAGAACAGCAAGCTGCGTCGCGCCACGCGCGAAACGCACCCGGCCGAGTGGGCCCGGTTCGTCGAGTACGCCGCGCTCGATATCGACGCCATGCGCGAGGTGCACCGCCGCCTGCCCACCTGGAACTACAAGGGCGCCGAGCTGGACCTGTGGCACCTGGACCAGCGCATCAACGACCGGGGCATGTGCATCGACATGGACCTGGTGCACGCCGCCATCCGCTCGGTGGAAGTCGCCCAGGCCGACCTGGCCAAGCGCACCCAGATGCTCACCGACGGCCAGGTGGAGAGCACCACCAAACGCGACCAGCTGCTGGCCCACGTGCTGGAGGAATACGGCGTGGCCCTGCCCGACATGCAGATGGCCACGCTCGAAAGGCGCATCGCCGATCCCGACCTGCCGCCCGCCCTGCGCGAGCTGCTGGGCGTCCGGCTGCAGGCCAGCAGCACCAGCACGGCCAAGTACAAGACCCTCGCCAAGGGCACCAGCGCGGACTGCCGCATCCGGGGCACGAAGCAGTTCGCAGGGGCCGGCCGCACCGGCCGGTGGGCGGGGCGCCTGTTCCAGCCCGACAACCTGCCGCGCCCCACGCTCAAGCAGCACGATATCGACCTGGGCATCCAGGCGATGAAAGCCGGCTGCGCGGACCTGGCCTACGACAACGTGATGGAGCTGGCCAGCAGTGCCGTGCGCGGCACGATCACCGCGCCCAGCGGCAAGAAGCTGGTGATCGCCGACCTGTCCAACATCGAGGGCCGGGACCAGGCCTGGATCGCGGGTGAGGCCTGGAAGCTCAAGGCCTTCCGCGCCTACGACGCGGGCGAGGGCCCCGACCTCTACAAGCTGGCCTACGGCAAGTCGTTCGGCGTGAAGCCCGAGGACGTGACCAAGGACCAGCGCCAGGTCGGCAAGGTGCAGGAGCTGGCCCTGGGCTACGAGGGTGGCGTGGGGGCGTTCGTCACGTTCGCCGCTGCGTACGGCATCGACCTGGAAGCCCTGGCGAAACAGGCCATCCGCGCGATCCCGCCCAGCACCCTGGGGCAGGCCCACATCATGCTGGAGTGGCACCGCGAGCAGAGCCGCAACCCGCCCAAGGACTTTGGCCTGTCCGACCAGGCCTGGCTGGTGTGCGAGTCGTTCAAGCTGGCGTGGCGCGCCGCGCACAGCGAGATTTCCGGGTACTGGAGCCAGCTGCGCGCCGGCGTGGTGCAGGCCATCGAGTGGCCAGGCCAAACCGTGCAGATCGGCATGCTCAAGGCCCGCCGCGACGGTAGCTGGCTGCGCATCGGCCTGCCCTCGGGCCGCGCGCTGTGCTACCCCTCGCCCCAGGTGGTCGGCGGCGATTTCACCTACATGGGCATGAACCAGTACAGCCGCAAATGGTCGCGGATCAAGAGCTACGGCGGCAAGATTTTCGAGAACGTGTGCCAGGCCATCGCCCGCGACGTGATGGCCCACAACATGCCCGCCATCGAGGCCGCCGGCTACGAGATCGTGCTCACAGTGCACGACGAGGTGATCTGCGAGGCGCCCGACACCGGCGACTACACCCCCGAGCACCTGGCCAGCCTGCTGGCCACCAACCCACCCTGGGCGCCCGACATGCCGCTGGCTGCTGCGGGCTTTGAAACCGACCGCTACAAAAAGGACTGACCGTGGACTTGATCGACCAACACCTGGACGCCGTACTGCGCGCATCGGGCTCGGCCCTGCGCCACTACACCATGCAGAAATCGAAGGACGACATGCGCGCGGCGATGCAGGCCGCCATGGCGGCCGCCACGCCGAGCAGCGGGGCCAGCGCCGTAGAGGATGCAGCCCGGTTTGCATGGCTGAGCACCTCCGATTGGTATGTGGGGCCGCCGCCAGAATCGGACGGAGAGGCCGGCGGCATGTCTTTCTACGAGGACAAAAACTACGGCGGCCTGCATTGCCTGCGTTCCGAAATTGACACGGCAAAGGCTGCAGAGAAGGCCCATGGCATTGGGGTTGCGCAATGAGCTACTTCGACGACAACGAACACCAGATTGTGTACGGCCCGCACGGCCGGTTTCGCGAGCCCAAGCCGGCCTGCAAGCACTGCGGCACCCGCGCCGTGCGCTGGCACCACACCGGCGAGCGCTGGGTGCTGCTGGGCGACGACAACAAGATCCACGCCTGCGGCCCTGTGGCCACGGCCGACGACTTCGAGGACGTGTCGTGATGGCCCGCCGCGAGCTGCGCGAAAGCGACGTGGAGAGCTACCTGGTAGCCCAGGTCCTGGCCCTGCGAGGCGAAGTGCGCAAGGTGAAGTGGATCGGCCGCAACAGCGCGCCCGACCGCGTGGTGATGTTGCCCACCACGCCCTGCATCTGGGTGGAGCTCAAGGCCCCGGGCGGCCTGGCCACCTTCCCCAAGAACGCCCACGAAGAGGCCCAGCACCGCGAGCACGAGCGCATGCGCAAGGTGGGCCAGCGCGTGGAAGTCATCGACTCGCATGCGGGCGTGAACCGCCTGCTGGAGCCCCGCCATGCCTAAACGACAAGACCTCGTGCGCGCCGCGCTGCGCGCCAACCCAGACGGCGCCACAGTCCGCGAACTGGCCGACGAAACCTGCCTGACCACCTCGGCCGTGGCCCAGATCCTGCCCGGCATGCCTGACACCTACGTCGACCGTTGGCAGGCCATCACGAAAGGCAAGGGTGCTGGGGCCTGGGCCGCCGTCTGGTGCGCGGTGGAGGTGCCGGCAGACTGCCCGAAGCCTGAGCCCCGAAAGGCGGCGGCCGCGTGACCCCACGCAAACACTTCACCCCCCGCCCCTACGGCCCGCTCATCTCCAATTTCATCCTGGAGCATGATCGGTGTGCCATATGGGCTGGCATGGGTCTCGGCAAAACCATCAACACCCTGAACGCAATTCAGGTGCTGCTGCTGATGGACGACGACCCCGTGCTGGTGGTGGCCCCGCTGCGCGTGGCGCGCACCACCTGGCCGGACGAGGCCCGAAAGTGGGAGCACCTGCGCGGCCTGAGCGTGATGCCCATTGTGGGCACCGAGGCCGAACGCATCCTGGCATTGCGCCAGCCCGCGCAGGTGTACACGGTCAACTATGAGAATCTGCCATGGCTGGTGGAGCGCTGGGGCGACCATTGGCCCTACCGCACCGTGGTGCTGGACGAGTCCACCAAGGTAAAGGGCTTCCGGCTGCGCCAGGGCACGCAGCGCGCCAAGGCACTGGCCCAGGTGGCCCACACCAGGGTGCGCCGCCTGGTGCAACTCACCGGCACGCCCAGCCCGAACGGCCTGGCCGACCTGTGGGGGCAAGCCTGGTTCTTGGATCGAGGCCAGCGCCTGGGCCGCACCTACTCGGCCTTCACCCAGCGCTGGTTCCAGGCCTCGCACGATGGCTACGGCAGCATCCCCCTCGGCCACGCCCAGAAGGAGATCCAGGACCTCATGCGCGACGTGTGCCTGACGGTGGACGCCAAGGACTGGTTCGACCTCAAAACCCCCATCGTGAACACCATCTACGTGGACCTGCCCATCCAGGCGCGCAAGCACTACCGGGAGATGGAAAAGGCCATGTTCACCGAGATCGAATCGAGCCCCGTTGAGGCGTTCAACGCGGCCGCGCGCACGATCAAGTGCCTGCAGATCGCCAACGGCGCCGCGTACGTGGGCGAGACCGGCAGCACGGACTGGAAGCCACTGCACGACGCCAAGCTGGAGGCCCTGGACAGCGTGGTTGAGGAAGCCAGCGGCGCGCCCGTGCTGGTGGCCTACCACTTCAAGAGCGACTTGGCCCGGCTGCAGAAGGCCTACCCGGACGGCCTGCTGCTGTCCACGCCCGAGGGTCTGCGCGACGCCCAGGCCGGCAAGGGCCGGGTGTGGTTCGGACACCCCGCCAGCATGGGCCACGGCGTGGACGGTCTGCAGCAGCACTGCAACATCCTGGCCTGGTTCGGGCACTGGTGGAACCTGGAAGAGCGCATGCAGATGCTCGAGCGCATCGGGCCCACCCGCCAGATGCAGGCTGGGCACGACCGCCCGGTGTTCGTGCACAACATCATCGCGCGCGACACCGTGGACGAGCTGGTTCTGGCGCGCATCGAGACAAAACGGGAGGTGCAAGACCTCCTGCTGGAAGCCATGAAGACAAGGAGGACCCATGCCTGAAGCCGATTTTTCCACCTGGGGCCGGGCAACGCTGGAGCGCTTTGCGCGCGAGGCGGCCGACGACAACCGCGAACTGCGCCAGGACCTGCGCATAGCACTGGACGCCTACCGCGCTGCGGTATGCGCGCCGCCTGCGAAGCCCGCCACCCCCGACGACATTGCGGTGTGCGTGCGGCAGATGCGCGAGGCCGCCCGGGTCGAGGGGCCCACTGGCATGCGCGACTGCTTGCAGAAGGTGGCCGACCGGCTCAGCGGTCTTAGATCGATGGAGGGCGCGGCGCCAGCCGGCTACCCAGCCATGCCACCGGTGGACCCTACCGCGCAGATCGGGTACGAGCATATCCGCTACGTGCCAGGGTTCACCGCGAACTACGTCCAGCAATACGCGCGTGACTACCTCGACCTATGCCGCGCCGCGGCTGCCGCGCCTGAGGTGCCGGCATGAAGACCACCGCGCGTTGGATCCTGGCCATCCTGCTGGGCGCCTACCTTGGCTGGCTGTTCGCCCACAGCACCGTGGCGCGCGAATGCGAGCGCCTGGGCGGCTTCTACGTGGGCACGCGAATCTATCAATGCGACCGCGTGGGCGAGCCCCCGCGCGTGTTGCCGAAAGGGATGCTGTGAACGACCTCATGACCCTGGACGACATCGCCCAGATGCACCGTTGCGGCGTGCGCCACGCCCGCGATGTGCTGGTCAAGCTGCCCGGTTTTCCACCCGAGGCCCCCACCAGCACGCCCCGCAATCGGCTGTGGCTGCGCGTAGAGGTGCGGGCCTTCGTGCACAGAAAACCCGCGCAAATCACGCACAAGGCCACGCAACCCGCATAAACACTGGGTTTCGATTCCTGTCGAGGGGACCACTGTAGGGAATTTCGCGGAAATAGCGACGGCTCCACAGAGGGAAAAGCGGGTTTGAACGCGAAGCGGATACGATAGCTCCCCGCACACCGCCCGCACAGCATCCCGCACAGATGGCCTCGATCCGCAAATACCGCGACAAGTGGCGCGCTGAAGTCCAGCGCCACGGCATCCGCGCGTCACACGTCGCCGACACCAAACGCGAGGCCCAGGCCTGGGCCCTGGCCAAGGAGGCCGAGCTGGACAAGCTCAAGGGCTCAGGCGGCAAGACCCTGGGCGACGCCGTGGGTCAGTACCTGCGCACGGTGAGCGTGGCCAAGCGCAAGCCGGAATGGGAGGCCCGCCGGTTCGACTTCTTCATGGCCCACTTCGGCGAGCACACACCCCTGGCGCAGATCACCAGCGACGATATCGGCCGGTGGCGCGATGCGCGCCTGAAGACGGTGGTGGGCGCCACAGTGCAACGTGAGGCCAACCTGCTGCGCAACTTGTTCACCGTGGCCATGGACGAGTGGCGGTGGATCCAGGCGCACCCGTTTCGGGGCGTGCGCATGCCCGAGCAGGCAGAAGCCCGGCGACAGATCTGGGGCTGGCGGCAGATCAAGCGCGTGCTCCGCTCCGACCGCGACAAGAAGATGGGCGAGGTGGTGCGGGCCTTCCACATCGCCCTGCACACCGGCATGCGCCTGGGCGAGGTCTTGACCGGCGAGTACGACGCCAAGCGGCGGGTGTACAAACTGCCTCGCACCAAGACGGGCGGCTATGTGGAGGTGCCGATCACCCGGCGCGCGGCCAAGCTGCTGCCGGCCAGCTTCACCGTGGGCGCGAACGAGGCAAGCACCCTGTTCTCGCGCCTGGTGCGCCAGCTCTTGCTGGGCGACCTGACGTTCCACGACACCCGGGCGACGGCACTCACCCTGTTGTCCAGGCGTGTGGACGTGATGACCCTCGCCCGGATCAGCAGGCACAAGGACCTGTCTCTGCTGCTCAACGTCTACTACCGCGAGACGGCGGAGCAGATCGCGGCGCGGATCTAGTCCTGACCGGCGAACACGCCGCCGTAGGTCGCCGCGGGCGCGAAGGTCCGGCCGCCCAGCGATATCCGCTCGGTGGGCCGCATCAGCGCCGGCGCAAGGTTCTGCGCCTGGCGCTGGGACAGCCCCACGTTGATGTTGAACAGCGGGTCAGCGATCAGCATCTGACCGCCCGGCACGCGCTTGGCCAGGCTGCCCAGCATGTCGGCGCCACGGCCCAGCACCAGGGCTCCCGAGTTGCTGTTGTTGACCGCCGAGCCTACCGGCTGCGCCTGCGCGTAGCTGGACGCCCGGCCCAGCGCGCGCAGCTGCGCCAGTTGATCGGGCTCGAAAATGGCCTCCAGCTTGCGGTCGCCGATGCGCTGCAGCGCGCGGTTGAATGCGCTGCTGCTGAACTTGCCTACCTCGTCGGCCTGGTTGCTCAGCGCGCTATCGCGCAGGTAGCCCAGCACCGTGTCGCGCGTCTGCTGCTCGCCCGCGTAGCGCATGAACTGACGGGTGTCCTCCACCGTGCCACTCAGCACGTTGGTGCGGAACAGGTTGTCGGGCTGCGCACCGTTGAGCACGTCTCGCACGGGCCGGCTGCTGTCCTGCCAGGCGAAGCGCTCGCGCGCCAGGCCACGGGCGTCGTTCAGGGCCGACATGTACGGCGCGGCCGCCTCGTTGGCGCCGCGCGCGGCCGGGCCTGCGCCGGCCTGCGCCAGCGGCACCAGTTGGCCAGGCGCTGCGGGCGGGCGCACCACGTTAAACGGGGCATCCTCCAGCACCTGGCGCGCGATGCTCAGGGCGGCGCGCTGGTTGCCGTCTTGGGTGCCTCGGCTGGCCGTGGCCATCATCGTCTTGAGGTTGTCCACCACCTGGGGGGTGAACGGAACGTCGAAGGTCTGATCGCCCACGCGCGTGACGCCGCGGCTGATGTCATTCAGCATGCGCCCGATGTTCTCGGGCAAGAATGCCATCTTGTTTTGGCGTGCCAGCTCGTTGTAGATCCCATCGATGATGGGTTTCCGCTCCAGAGCAATGTCGGCCCCGGCGATGCCGCGGGCGTTGTCGTAGGCCCCGCGCACGCCCGAGCCCAGCGCCTCGTCCTGCGCCAGGATGCTCTGCTGCGCGCGCTGGCCCACGCCGAACGCATCCGCACGGCCAGCGCCAAGATCGGTCATGTTGCGGATCATGGTCGCGTTGTTGGCGTTCTGCATGCGCGGCAGGCCGTGCAGCTCGCCGTCAGCGCTGGCCGCTGCTATCTTGGCCAGGTTCTGCTCCCGGGTGATCTGTACCGGGTCCTGGGACAGCATGCCGCGGGTGGGGGTGATGCCCGTGGTGCGGAAGTCAGCCAAGCGGCGCAGTGCGTCGGGGTTGACCTCGCGGCCGGCGCGCATGGCGTCGCCCATTTCGGCGCGCAGCGACCGGCGCATGGTATCGGTGATGTCGGTTGGATCCACCCCAGCGCGCTCCAGCGTGATGTTGATCTGCGCGTCGATGCTCTGGGGAGTGATCGGAGCTGGGGGCGTAGATGTGCCACGCATGCGTCCTACCAGGTTTTCCGCCTGGCGCACAGCGGGGCCGACGGCTACGCTGCCAGCGACACCACCCAGCAGGGCTGCCGCCAGTTGCGTGCCTGGGCCGCCCCCCGCCTCACGCGAGGCTTCGGCCGCACCACCTGCGCCCATGGCACCGCCAAGCTGCTGCAGGGGCGCGGCAGACATTCCCTGCCCAACAACGCCGGCCATGCCCGGCAGTTGCGCAGCTCCGCGCGCAGCGCCCAGCATGCCCCCGCCACCGGCCAGCATGCGGGTTGCTCCGCCAATGATGTTCTCTTGCGCGCCGCGCGGCGAAGGCAGGCCCATTGCATCGGCCGCGTCGGTGGCCAGTTGGCCCACCGACTTGGTGGGCACACCGGCCATGCGCATCAGCCCCGCGACAGGCTCGGTCACGATCTGCGCGGCCTGGGCGGGGCCTTCCAGCGCGTAGCGGGCGGCCAGCCCCAGCTGGCGCGGCACGTTGTTGATTTCGCGGTTGAGCCATTCGCCGCCGCGCTGCCACACCGACTTCTCGGGTGTCGGGGCGGGAGCGGGCGCGCTGGCCTGTAGCCACTCGGCGGGCACGGCCATGCCGTTGCCCTGCAGCTTGGTGACCAGCTCGGCGCGGGTCATGTTATCGGGCACGCCCTGGATCAGGGTGCCGTCTGGTAGGCGTACATCCATTATTTCAAGTCCATGAAGTTGACCACCTTGCCGCTACCGCCGCCGCCCTGTTGGCCCTGGTCCTGCGCGAACGGATCGAACCCGCCCAGGCCATTGTTCTGCCGGGCGTAGGTGTCGGCCCGGCGGTGCAGGTTGATGGCGCCCTGCGCCTTGCGCTCGATGAAGTCCACCAGCGCGCGGCGCGCCTCCGGGCTTTGCTGCAGCGCCGGCACGGTGCGCTCGATGAAATCGCGATCCGCGTTCGACGGGTTGGCGCCCAAGGCCTTGATGCGGTCCAGCGCCAGGGTGGCCGCCGCCGCGTTGAACTGCTCGGAACCCACCAGGCCCTTCGGCTGGATGCCGGTCAGGCCGTAGAGCAGGCTGGCCGCCGCCGTCTTGGCCTGCGCACCGCCGCCCGAGAAGGTGCCCTTGTCCTCGGCCGCGCGCAGGTTGCGCACCGTATCCAGGGCGCTGTTGGCGGCGGTTGCACCATCGCGCCACGCTGCGAGCTGGTCGGCGTCGGCCTTGGCCGTTGCGCCCTGGAAGGCCGCACCGGCCGGGGACTGCACCTGCAGACCCGGCAGCCCGCCCTGCGCACCACCCTGGCCGCCCTCGGCCGGCGCATCGCGGAAGCCGTAGGCCTGGCCACGGCCGGCGCCGGTGAAAGCGGTCGTGGGGTTCTGGATGCCGTTGGCCGCCGCGTCGCGCGCGATGAACTCGCGCAGCGCGGGCGACAGCTGCTGACCACCGCCCACGCCCGGCAGGTTGCCCTGTTGCTGGGGCATGCCTTGGCCGCGCGCCGCCTCCAGCAGCACCGACTTGGGCAGGCGCAACGTCTGGCCCCCGGGCAGGGTGACGGTCTCCAGCTCGTTCGCCGAGCTGATTCCCGCCTTGCCCTGCTCCAGTGCCAGCGCATAGGGCAGCTCGGCCGCCTTCACGGCGCCGGCCTTGGCCGCCTCCATGCCGGCCTGGGCCTCACCGTAGCCGGGGATGGCCCGCGCGGCGCCGTTGTACATCGTCATGCCAGGCTGCATCTGCGGGAAGTGGCGGACAGAGCCATCGTCCATCTGGTAGTAGGCGCCGGCCTCGCGCTTGATGCCGTTGCGCGCCTTGTCCCAGATGTCGGTGATGTCTTTCCCCATGAACTTGGCCGCGGCCACTTGGTCCGGTGTCAGGTTGGCGACTCGGCTGGCACCAAGACCACGGCCGCCAGCCTGCGCGGCGTCGGGCATGCCGCTTGCGTCGGGAGAGCCGCCAGCCGTGCTGGACCCACCAGCGGGCGGCGGAGCGCCCGCAGAGCCAGCAGCACCTGGTGCAACTGGCGCCCCACCGTTGAACAGGTTGCGGAAAAACTCCATCTCGCTCTGCGCCTTCTGGGCCGCCAGGTCGCGCGCGCGGATCTGGGACTCGGCCTCGCGCAGCTGCATTTCCCCCAGCTTGCGCTTCTGCTGGCGGTCGCCCCAGGAGTCCTGCAGGGCCTGGGCCAGCATCATGCGCTGGCCGAAGTTCATGGGCTGGCCCTGGGGGCCGGCGGCGGCCAGCATGGCCAGGCCTTCGCGGCCCATTTCGCTGTTCAGTGCGTCAAAAAACCCCATCTGGGCCTCCGTTTGTTAGAATTCACGCTCGCCAGCGAAATGCCGCTGGAAGTGATGACCTGCTTGTGCCGTGTCAATGGCTGCCGAAAGGCAGTTAAGTACGAGAGATGGAAGTCGGAGCCATCCCCTGCAGGACCGTCCAGACCTAAGCCCCTTTCAGGGGCTTTTGTCTTTTCTGGGCCCCAGGCCCCGGGGCACCACGCTCCGCACCTCAAACTGCGCGCCATTCGAAACCAGCGGCATCAGGGCGTCGTAGCGCTGGCCGGTCAGGGCGTCGCGTTGCCCCTCGCCCAGCAGCGATGTCTGCTGGTTGGCCTTGGCCGGATCCCGCACCACGTTCGAGCGCTTCGACATCGCCTGCTCGATGAACCGCACTACCTCTTCAGGGCTGTACCCGTCTTCCAGCATGCGCCGGGTGATGATGTGTTCCAGCGCCTCGGGTGTCATCATCACGTCCGCGCTGTCGGCCCGGATTCCACCAACTCGGTCCAGCGCCTTGGCCTGGCCTGCTGTCACATCCCCCAGCCGGTAGGGGGCATCGATGCTGCCTGCCTGCAGGCCTTCCATCGTGCGAGTGCGGCCCTCGGGCGAGATGGCACCCAGTTGCGCGCGGTGGGAACCCGCCACCGGCCCGGCGCTGTAGTTGGCGGCAGCCCGGTCCACCCCCATGGAGATGCCGCGGGCCGCACCCGTCATCGCGCCAGGCACGGCCAGCACTCCCAGGGTCTCGGCAACGGGCCGCCGCTCGGGCGACACCATGCCCGCGCCCTCCATGCGCTGGCCCAGCCACTCAGAACCGCCCACCGGTGCCGGGTGGCCGAGACCGACAGCCCGAAATGGCAGCGCCGCCAGGTCCACCGGCCCGCCGAGCATGGCGGCCACACTGCGATTGCCCACGTCCTGCAGGCCCTGGCCCACATCGCGCCGGAACTGTTCATCGGCGAGCGCGCCGCGCACGTTGCGCGCGGTCTGCTTGCCGCCCTCCATCATGTTGCTGAGCGCCTGGGCGAACGCAACGCGCTGCCCGTCCGCCCTGTCCAGTGCATCGAAAAGTCCCACCGGCTATTCCCCTGTGCCCGAGCCTGCGCTGGTGCGGTCCATGTAGTCCCAGTACGCCGCTTCTTCCTCGCGTCGACGCCGCTGTTCCTCGGTCTCGGACCCCGGGGCCGCAGGCGCCGGCGGCGCTTTCGGGCGCACGCGAGGCGCCACGGTGTTCCAGTCGATCAGGCCGAAGGCGGGCCGGGCGTACTGCGGATCCTGGCGCCCCATGAACTGGTCCACTTGGTTCATGGCGATGTTGGGGTCTACGGTCTGAGCGGCGCTGAGAATGTCGGCGTTGGACAGGCCGTACTTGGCGGCCTCCTGCTTGATCAGACCCGGGTTGTCGATGTTGTCTCGGATGAACTGCCCGGCGATAGCCAGCTGTTCGGGGCTGAACTGCTGGCGCTGCCCGCCCTGGCCGCTCACGGTCATGAGCCCCTGTGGCGCCCCCGGGGCCGAGCCTTGGCCACTCACGGTCATGAACCCTTGAGGTGACGAATAAGACGCCGGCATCTGGAAGCCGGGCAGGCCTTTGGTGGCGTACTGCATCAGCGCCGGCATCAGGTTCTGCCGGTAGTTGTCGATGTCACTGAAGGCGTTTTGATACCCCGTCTGCTGCAGGTGGTTGAAGGGCTGCGCCTCGTACTGGCTCTGCAGATCCTGCCCCTTCTGAATGTTGCTCTCCAGCCAGGGAGCGGCGGGGCCCCAAGGGTCCTTGCTCGCGCTGGCGCTCCCACCGCCGCCCTTGCTGCTCATGCTCTTGACGGACGCGGCGGTACTTGCGACTGCGGCGATTGCGGGTAGTGCTGCTGGCATCTCAAAGCTCCTTTTCAAACGTCATCGCCACCACCTTGTAGTCGGGTAGTCGCTTTTTCCATCCTGGCCGGCCCTCGGTGCGCGCCTTCGTGCAACCCACAGACTTGGCCCAGGCCTCGCCCTCTTCGAACAGGCTCTTGCGGTAGGAGCCGGCCGAGGCCACTTCGTGCAGCACCCGGCCCTTGGCAGTGTCGAAAACCTCGGTGACGGCCCAGTACGCGCCGTCATCGCTGCGCCACAGCTGGGCGGTGTCCTCACGGCAGCGCTGCACCCAGTATTCCGGGGTGTAGTACGCGCCATCGAGGCCAAAGCGAGCGAACGCCGGGCGCAACGCCTCGACTGCCTCGTCGGGCACTTGGTCTGGTTTGAATCGCATCAGGAGAACCCAATCTGCGCGTTGTAGTCGGCCTGGTTGGCGAGGAGGCCATTGCCCACAGTGCCGGGCTGGAACTGGCCGCTGTTGCCTTGGTTGAACCAGGATTGCCCGATGCGAGCCAGGCCGGCGACACCCATCAGGGCATCACTCCCGCCGCCGGTTTGGGTTTGGGTGCTGTTGCCGTAGCCCTGGCCGATGGAGTTGGCCGAGTTGCTGAACTGTTGGTAATAGCCCATGGGGGTGTTCTGAATGTTCCCGCCCATCTGGATGGCGGCGTTGTTGTAGGCCATCTGGCGGTCCAGCAGGCCCAGCATCAGGTTGGTGCTGGCGTTTTGCTGGCCCAGGGCGAGCTGGCCCTGCCCCAGCGCCTGGTTGGCCTGCGCGTTTGCCATGCTCGCGTTCGCATTGGCCATGCCCACCTCATAGCCCTTGTCCGTCCCGTAGCGGCTGGTCGCAGCATTGGTGTCGATGCCATGGCGCTGGGTGGCGTTGTTGGCGTCGGTGCTGTATCGCGCAGTCGCGTTGTTCTGGTCCACACCGTAGTAGCCGAGGCGGTTCTGCATCTCGGCCTGGGCCATGGACAGGTTGCGGTCCATGGCCTTCTGGTAGTCGGTGCCGTACAGGTTGGCCAGGGCGTTGGTCAGCGCGTCGTTGGTCCGGCCGATGGCCAGGCCTTCGGCGATGCCCTGGCGCGCGTCCCCGTAGCCGCCGGCCGCCACAGCCTGCGACCGGATGCCCGGCATGATCTGCTCGTTCAGGTTGCGGTTGGTCTGTTGGATGATGCCCTGGGCCATCTGGTCCAGGTAGGGGTTCGGCTTGTACTGCTCCTGTTGCCGCTGCGGGCCGCGTGGCGTCTCGCCCAGGAAGCTCTGCACCTGGCCCATGGTGATGCCCTGGTTGACGGTCTGCGCGGCCTGCAGCAGATCGTCGTTGGTGAGGCCGAGCTCGTCCCGGCGCTGGACGATGGCGTCGGGGTTGTCAAGGTTCGCCTGGATGTACTCGGCCGCAGCGGCCAGCTGTTCGGGGCTCCAATTTGCCATGTCGTTCTCCTATCCCAGTTTTTTCCAGCTGCCGGCGTAGAAGGTGTACACCCCCTGGCCGGCGCCGGGGTTCCATTGAGTGCCATCGGCCAGCGCCGTGGTGCCGTCGCCGTAGCGCGCGGGGGGCGCGTAGAGCGTTTGCAATTGCACCTTGTCCACCGCAGCGGTCTGAGATGCGGTGATGCGCGGCAGCTCGGTGGCCAGCCAGCGCTTGAGGTCTTCGAGGCTCGCGCCCAGCGGGATCTGCCCGGGTTGGTATGCAGGCATCAGCGGGCCCCCAGCGGTTGGATGTCCAAATGCATGCTTCGGATGCGCCAGGGCTGGTAACCGGTGCCCTCGATGCGCACCGCGAGCTGGCGGCCCTGCACCATCACGCAGGCCAGGTCCTCAGAGCCACCGACAACGAAGTCCACCGGCGGCCCCCAAGTGACGTTTTCCGATGCGGTCATGGCCGCGCCGGCCGACACCCTCACCACCGTGCCCGGCGGGGCGTCGATCTGGGGGTAGATCCCGCGCAGCAGCTTATTGCCCGCGGCGTCCCCGAAGGTCAGGCCTGTGCGCTCCAAGCGGCTGGCGATCATGGCGCCGTAGTCGGTGGTGCCCACGTCAAAGGCGCTAATGGCGCCGTTGCGCGCGAACAGGACCCGGGCCTCATTGCCCGCATATTCGTTCTCGTTCCACGCCGTGGCGTCGCTGTCCCAGGTGTCGTTATCGGTGTCCCACTGCAGGCTGACCGTGTTGGGGTTTATCTGCCCGGTTGCGGCGTGATTGCAGGCCACCAGCGTGCGCACGCCCCACTTCTTGGAGATCCAGTTGTAGACCGCCGCCATGTCGCAGGACTCGCTGTCGCCGCTCGGGAAGCACACCAGCACCTCGGCCTTTTGCGGGTTTGCCACCAGGAACGACCGCGAAGCCCGCGTGCTGTTCATGTTGTTGAAGATGAACTTGCGGATCGCCCCGTCTGCAATGCTGGTGGCCGGGCCGCCCTGGTGGACCACCACGTCGCCGGCCGTCAGCACCACGTGCCCGATGGGCGTGTCCACCGCGCAGTTGCGCGCCAGCATGCCCTCTTCGCCCGGCAGGCGCTGCGAGCTCATGATGTAGTCACTGCCGGGCAGGTAGCGAAGCGAGTATTTCGAGCGCTCCTTGTAGACGATGAACTGATCTCCCATCGACAGGCCGTCCACCATGATGTCGGAGGTTTCGGCCAGATCGCGCTCGTTCGCCGCGTTGCCCGGTGCCGGCGTCCATGCCCCCGGCACGGCGCCCGGCACGGCCAGATCAGACCACTTGATCATGTGGGGATAGTTCGTGGTCCCTTTGGTGATGTTGCCGCACATGATGAAGTTGCCGAAGGGCCGCATCCAGGCGGCGCGGTGTGTCGGGTCCCAGTTGGGCAGCAGGATGGCAGGCGAGCCCGTCGCCCCGCCCCAGACCCATGGTGCATCCTTGCCGTTGTTGATCACCAGCACCCCGTTGAATGCGCCGCCGGTGTAGCGGTCGTCTACGGCACCGGTGGGCGGCGCCACAGGGGTGATGTCGAACTGCGCCGCACCGTCGTAGGCGAACAGCTTGGACAGGCAGCCCGTGACCCACAGCCGGTTCGTCAGCGAGGCGTAGGGCGCGATCCAGTAGGGTGTGGCGCTGGGCACGCCGAACACGTTGGCCATGCCCCGGTAGCGCTCGGCAAAGCCGGCCGCAAAGCGCATGTTGACCACGCTGCTGGCGGCCCCCAGAGGCAACTCCTGCGGCAGCGGATCCGGCATGAAGCCGCCGGCCATGTCTTCGATTTTCACAATGGGCATTCAGGGCTCCGGGTTCAGGGTGCGGCTACTGGCCAGGCTTCGCGGAGGGTTCGCGCATCAGCACTGTGTCCATCTGCCGCTTGCGCCATGCCTTGATAACTTCTGCTGCACTCAGCGAATAGCTCAGTGACGGTATTGGCGTACTCAGCGACGGCGCTGGGGGCAGCGGTGGCGATACGGCGGGCGGCGTCGGCGGCTTGCTCGCGCAGGCCGTCAGACTCAGCGCGAGCGCGGCCAACATCACGCTGCAGAGCAGCTTCACGGGTGCGTGCTTCATTCAGGGCTCCTTGGTACTTGGCGGCGTTGGTACGCTCAGTGGCCAGGGCCGCCTCCTTGGCCTGGGCGAGGTCGGTGGCATGCGCCACCTTGAGGCTGTCGATCTGGCCGCCGAGGCGCCAGCCTTGGACTTGCCATGCGCCGGTGGCAGCGATTGCGGCGCCCAGGATCAGCGCGGCGATATGGGTGTAGATCACGGGCGAGTCCTCCACTTCAGATGGTTACGGCCATACACCACCCAAAGGGCAATGTTCAGAGGGATCAGCCCCCAGGCTCCGGCGGCCACGATCCAAGCCAGCCAGAGCAACTGGTTGCCCAGGCCGACCAGCCATGCCCGCGGGTGCAGGTTGCCTGCCAGCAAGGTCATCCAGATGGTGATGGCCGACAGCAGCCAGGGGAGATAGGTGACGATGAAGCCGCGCATCATTTCGCCCCCCAGGAACCGCAGTAGGGCCCGGAGAAGAAGTGGGCGCAGTGCATCACCTGCACCCAGCGGTCGCCGTCGAGGCGCCACACGGTGAGCTGGATGTCGGCGGCATCGCGCTCGCTCAGCCCCCCAGCCAGCAGCACGTTCTGCACGCCCGGCACGGTGCCGCAGCGGTCAAAGCACAGGTGAGGCGCTACCCAGTTGTCACGCCCTCGCCATTGGTATTGCTGGCCAGGGAGGGCATAGGCGGTTGCCAGATACTGCTCGGGCGCGGCTGCGGCCGGCGCGGTGATGTGCAGCAGGCCGGCGATGATGGCGATCTGCAGGCTCATGGAGGATCCTTCCGAACGGAATCAGCGCAACGCGCCAGGGGCACGTTCTGCAGCCGGTGGTCGGCCCAGCCAACGATGAAGGCCGGCTTGTTCAGGCTCATGTAGTGCGCGCCCTGCTGGGCGTCCATGAGCTTCAGCGTCAGCTCGCAGGCCTTGAGACGGCCGCGCTTGCGCTCCAGCGCCTGGTAAGCAGCCAACGTCTTCGGCCCGATCTGGCCATCCGCGCCCACCTGGGGGAAGTCGGCACCAGCCCGGCTCAGCTGATTGAGCGACACCTGGAACCAGCGCGCGGCGCGGCCCGTGCCGACATTCACCCCGGCGTCCACCAGCTTCTCGCCCACGGCCGGCGACATGGCGATCACCTTGTCGAAGCCGGGGCGCTCCACGTAGTCGCGCAGGTAGACCTGCTGGGCGAAGTCCTTGGACAGGGCGCGCATGTCGCCCTCGTAGCCGTTCGCGCGGGCCACCTGCTCGGTAATGCCGTGGTTCGTGGCGCCGCCCGGGTCGTCGGGGTGGTCAACAAAGCCGCCTTCGATGGCAAACACGCCGGTCAGGATGGCCAGCGCCGCGCCGCCGACAGAGGCCCAGACCTTGGGGCCGGGCGTTTTCATTCCTCGCTCCTGCGGCGCTGGCGGCGCACGGGTTCGTGCTCTTCGCGCCACCATTTGCGCACGAGGTAGGCGATCTGCACCAGGATGTAGATGCCGGTTGCCACCGCTACCCACTCGTTGAGCGTCATTGAAGCGGCCACGGCGCCGGCCACCGCCGGGGCGCCTTTCGCTGTCTCGATGGCGATATCTTGGGTCTGTTGTTTCATGCGTCTGGGCTTTCGGTGGGGCGTGGGCGCTCGCGGTACTCGCTCGGGTAGTTCGCCCGGTCGTATTCCTTGAGGTACGCCCGGTAGCAGTGGCGCGGGCCCTGCCACACGAACAGCAGGTCGATCAGCGGCATGGTCAGCCGGCCGAAGAGCTTGCGGTCGCGGTGCGCGCGGTAGCTGCGCGCGGACAGGGTTTCGTCGGCGTGGCCGATGGTCCCGTCCAGCGGCGGGATCAGCGTGTTCAGCAACTGATCTGCGGCGATGAAGACCTGCACGCCCCAGGCCTTGAGCAGGGCCCAGCTCATTGCGGGCGCTCCACCGGCTGGATGGGTGCGTCGAGGATCACCGCTGCGCGCCCGGCGGCTAGAAGGCCGGCGGCTTCCAGGAACAGCACCCCGTTGCGGGTGTCGGTGCGCCCCAGGTCCACATAGGTGGCCACCTCCAGGTCCTTCAGGTAGGTGCGCAGCGCCGCGGCCTGGGTTCGCTCGGGCATAGTGCCGGCCGGGTTGTCCAGCGCGGCGAGCTCAAGCCCGATCTTCTCGACCTGCTGAAAGCGGTTGCGGAAGGCCAGCTTGGTGATGTGCCGGCTTTCGGGCGCCGTCTCGGGCACCAGCACCAGCAGGCGGTCGGGGTCCGCGTAGCAGGTGTCCGGGGTCTCCCAGCCGCCGCGCTCGGCGTTCCAGGCCACGGGCCCGGTGCCAGAAATGACGGTCTGCCCGTCGCGTTGAAGGTGCCACATGATGGCCTCCTCGGTCATGCCACGATGCCGAGCAGCACGGCTTGCGTGCCCCCGGTGATGACTGCTTTGCAGCCCACTGGCGCCGAGCTGCGGCGGTCGAAGCTCACGGCCGGCATGGTCTGGTTGGCGCGCCACCGGCCCGCGGTGGCCACGCTCACAGCTTGGCCATCGCTGCCGGCCGATATCGCAATTCCCAACACCGAGGCAGCCTGAGGCGCTACGCGTCCGTGCACCGACACCCCGGTGATGCCAGAGTTGCAGAAGGTGAAGGCCACCAGGCCGCACGGCATCAGCTCGGCCCACAAGCCGTAGGTCGCCGAGGCTGTCGTGAAGACGGTCAGCGCCGTGGCTTCGGCGGTCAGCGTGCCGTCATAGGCGATGGCAGCGACAGCCCCGGTCCCCGAGTTGTCCTGTGCGTAGAAGAGCGCCGGGCCGGTTCCAGCCCGGTCCATCAGCACCCCCTCGTTTCGCGTCGCCAGCGCGTTGGGCGCGCTGCCGGAAGCCACCCGGTTTCCAGCGTTGTCATACTGGGCGATCAGGCCGCCGAAGACGGCCATGTAGAACCCACCTCCTGCCTTGGCTCGCAAGAGCGTCATGTTGACAGCGTTTGTCAGCCCGGTGTTGTTGGTCACAGTTGCCAGGAAGGTGCCGGCACTGTCGTACAGACGCACTGCCGACGTGGTGCTGGTGGTCGGGTCGACCAGCGCCACACTGCCGTTGGAAAGCTCGATGGCGTAGTTCTCGAAGATGCCGGTGCTCAGGTTGCCTGAGCCCGTGAAAACCGTGGTGAGCGCACCTTGCAGCACCCCTGCCGCGTTGTACCGGGCGAACTTGTATGCAGCTGTTGCGGTCGAGCGGTAGTAGTAGACCCAGAACCCGCCGGCTGCCAGGGGCAGCACGCACATGTAGTCGGCCGCCACGGCCGCTTCCACAATCACCTCGGTGCCCTGGAGCACCCCCGAGGCGTTGTAGCGCACGAAGGCCATGCCGCCCGACGAAGTTTTGTCGTAGGCGACCACCAGGTCACCGTTGGCCAGCGCAGCGACAGCCCAGCGGGACATGGTCGACGGGCCTGCGATGGTGCCCACCGAGGTGGCGGCCAGTACCACGGCGCCAGCGTTGGTGTACACGGCCAGCATGAGCGCCGCGCCCTCGCCCCACACCACCGCGAAGTTGCTGGCATTGAGCTTGATCACGCGGAACGCGTTGATGCTCGCGGCCGCAGTCACCGCGATCACCGCCACCGAGGCCTTGAGGGGCGTGTAGATCCGGCAGGTAATAGCCGTGCTGGCCGTGGTGCCGTTGCCGGTGTGCAAGCAGGCGACGTTGCCGTTTCCGAGGGTGGCCAGCATGCGGCCCGAAACTGGGGTGCCGCCATAGTTGGCGGCCGCGACATGGGCGGTATGGCCCAGGCCGGCCAGGGCCGTGACGCCGGCCGCCGTGTTCTGTGTCGCCAGCGACAGGCCGTCCACCGCGCGCCGCCCCATTCCCGAGGCCTCCACTCGCACGTAATCGCCCACTGTCACGGCATCGCCGGTGATGGTCACGGCCACGGGCTCGTGCAGCGCCGTGGTGTTGTTGGTGAGATGTCGCCCCATGAGTTAGACCTCCTCGAAACCGAATGCCACGGCCGACGTGCTGCCGCCCGACGAATAGCCCACCAGGAACTGGCCCGGGCCCACCACGATGGCGCTGCGCTCCAGCACGCCCGTGGGCGCCAGGTACTGGTCGTACTCCAGCCACTCGCCAGCTGTGGGCGTTGCGGTGCTGGCCAGCGCCAGACGCACCAGAGTGGCGGCGGCGCCGCGGTTCACCATTGACACCGTGACGGTGCCGGTCAGCGTGGCCGGGTTGTAGATGGTGGTGTTGACGGCAGCAGCGAGATCCGCCGCGCCCAGTTTTCCGTTCGCCATGGATCAGGCTCCTGCTGCATAAAAGTTCTTGCTGCGCGACTGCACCGGAGACCAGTTCAGGACCCCGTTCGTCACGAACAGCGCGAGGGGCACCGCCTGCACCGGCGCCACGGGAAGGCCAAGGTCCAGGATGGCCAGCGAGCTGATGTAGGCGCGCACCCAGTTGGTGGACGCCAGCAGTTGGCTGTTGTCGGCGGCCGGCACCTGGGTGGTGGCGGTCACGGTGCCGCCCACGGTCAGGTTGCCCGCAATCGATGCATTGCCGGTGAACGCCGGGTTGGCCAGCGGCGCCTTGGCGTCAAGCTGGCCTTGGACAGCGCCGGTCAGCCCCACCAGGTAGTTCATTTCCACCACCGTGGCATTCACGGCCACTGGAGTGAAGTTCGGGAACTGCTGGCGCAGCGCCTTTTTGATCATCCGCAGGTGGTTGTCCCCGAGGCCCTTCACGTCGCTGCCCGTGGGGTTCTCCTGGACCAGCTCGGAGATGTAGTTCGCGTCTTCGAGTCCCATGGCTATGGCGTCCTTGGCATCTGGGGTTTGGAGCGCAGCAGTGCGCCCGAATACTTGGCCCGCTTGTCAGCGTCCATGAGAGCCGAGGCGGCGCTGGCATAGGCCTGGCTCTCGCGCGCCAGCAGCGCGTCATCGCGGGCCCAGCGCGCCACCTCCACAGCGAGGGATGACAGGTACAGCCCCGGTGCGTTGGTCAGCAGCCAGTTGGTATCGCCATCGGCTGCAGGGGTGGTCCACTTGGCGAAGTAGGTCATCTGCAGCGGCAGGGCCACGTCAGGGCTGGTCACCAGCTGCTGGCCGCTCCAGGCATAGGCGTTGATCTCGCGCGTGATGCGCTCCAGCGGGCGCAGGTCCAGCGGGCGGTTGGGGTCGCTGTAGACCTTGATCGCTTCGAGGAAATCCGCCGGCTGACTGGCCGTAGCCAGCGTGTCCAGTCTCTCCATGCTGGTCAGGCGCAGCGGCAGCACCGTGGCCTCGCCAAAGTACATGCGCGCCTCGGCCAGCGGCAGGAAATAGGCCCAGCGGCTCGCCAGGTCGGTGCGGTGCATGTAGTCGGCCACCATGGCCTTCATCTGCCCCCAGTTCATCGGTCCGCCCGGATGGTCATGGGGTTGATGCGGAAGTGAGCGAGCGCAGGATCCCGCAGCATCACCTGCGCGTGCGCGGGGTTTTGCATCCACTCGGCAAAGGTGATGCCGGCGTCGTTGCAGTACTTCTCCACCACCTCGGCCGGATACTCGGCCAGGTGGGGCATGTCCTTGCTGCCTGTCAGCCCCTCGTTCTGCCGGGCCTTGCAGTAGTCGGCGATGCCCCGGAGGTGGTCCATGTCGGCATACAGCAGGTCGCGCACGCCGCCATCGGCATGGATCAGTTCGCGGTGCATGGTTCGATTTCCCAATGAAAAAGGGCCCGTGGTGAGCCGGGCCCTTGTTGGTGGCGAAACGCCCGGGGCTTACGCGCCGGTCGCGGTCAGGTCAGCGATGGCGCCCAGGGTGGATTCCTGCGGAACCACCAGGGTGACCTCGGTCAGCACCTGCCACTGCTCGCTGTCACCGACCTTGGCCAGCTCCGACGACTGCCAGCCGCGCAGCTTGCCGGTCTTGATCTTGTCGTAGTCGATGACGTACGCGGTGTTGGTGGTGCCGGCGCCAGCGATGGCCATCACGCGGTTGGGGACCACCTTCGTCACGCCGAAGTCATGGCCGAAGATGCTGAACGAGGTCTGCAGCTTCACCTCGTTGCTCTTCTGCGCGTTGACTTCGTTGGTCCGCTGCACGTTGCCCGTGAAGGTCGACACGCGCTGCTTGTGCAGCGGGGTCACCATCAGCACGTCTGCATCGCCGCCGTTGGTGTACACGTTGCGGATCGTGTCATCCAGCAGGGTCTGGGTGAACGGGCGCAGCGTGCCCACCGTGGGCGCGGTGTTGGCGACAGGATCGGGCGCCGCGCCGCCGGCACCAAACAGGCGGTTGGTGGCAATGAAGCCATACAGGCCGCGCATCTGGCCCGCCGTGGCACCGCTGGCAATGATGGCCGTGCCGTTGGCGATGGAGGATGCCTCCTGGTCGCGCTTCAGCTCGATCATCTTCTTGGCCTTGAGGCGGTCCACCTCGGACTTGCGGCCGTACTTTTTCACAGCTTCGGCCGTGCCCGACACCGACACCGTGTCCTGGATGATCTGGGTGCGGTTGCCGTAGGTCTGGGGCTGCGCGGCGGTCGAGAAGGTGGCATCGGCGCCTTCAGCAGCCTTGTTGCCGGCGGTGGGCGCGCGGTACGTGTCCGCCGTCCACTCGTGGTTCACACCTTCCACGTTCACACGGCTGATCGAAGAGATCAGGGGGGCATCCGTGGGGCGGAAGTTGTAGATTTTGTCCTCCACGTCCTCGGCGAGGCGCACGACGGGGGTAGAGGTCAGGAGAGTGCCTGCTGGCATGTTTTGTCCTTCTGGCCTTAGAGGCCGCTAGCACCCAGGAAGTCGCCCAACGCATCGATGCTGTTGGGGTTGCGGGCCAGGTTGGCCTTGGCTCGCTGGGTGGTGGAGTTGGGGTTGCTTTGCCCTGCAGCACCAGGGCGCACGGCCTTGGGCAGTGGGGGCTTGGCGGTCTTGGCGCGCGCCGCCTGCAGCTGCTGCCACTTTGCGGCGTCCCGAGCGAGCAACACAATCCGATGATCAGTCGTACTGGTTACCTCTTCTGCGCTGAAGCCGCGGGCCACCAGGGCATTGCCCAGTTCCTCCAGCTCCTTCGCTCGCACAGTCGGGTTGCGCCATTCAGGAATGGCCGACACGAGGTGTTCGGCAGATTCTCGGTGCCGGATCTGGGCGCGTTGCGCCTCCGTTGCAGCGATCTGCTGCAGGAGGGCTTGACGGTGACCCATCGCCTGGTTGAGTTTCTGGACACGCTCACCATGCAGCACCTGTTGCCGCATGTACTCCTGGGGGTGGCTGTCGATCAACGACGCATCTGGCTGGCTGCCGACCAGTTCCTGCTGCAGCGCGGCGATCATCAACCCCATCTGGTTGGCGCCGTTCTGGCGCTCCGTTTGGAGGTGCGTCGCGAACGCATCCAGGTGTTGCTTCTGTTCGGCTACCTTGGCCGTTTTGGCGCGGTAGTCGGCATCCTTCATGTACCCCTTGCGGAGTTCGGACTTCTTGACCTTGAACTTCTGGCCGCCGTCTTCCCATTCCTCGTCGGGATCGTCCTCGGCGCCGGCGTTCTGGTCTTCCTGGCCGCCGTCGTCAGCGCCAGGGTCATCGTCTTGGCCGGCGCCTGGGTCGAGGTCGTCGCCCCCTTCGCCGCCGTCTTGATCGTCATCGCCGGGGAAGTGGCCGGCCAGCTCTTCAATGCTGCCTTCGGCCGCGCCGGGCGTGCCCGAGCCGCCAGTGTCGGCGCCGTCTTCACCGGCGGGAGCCTGCAGGCGGGTCATCAGCTTGCGCAAGAGTGGATTCATTTCAGGTCCTGTGGTGGGTTAGAGGTCGATAGTCCGGCCGTCGTCGGTGCGAGCGTGGAAGGTCTCGCCGGCCTCCACTCGGGCGCCGAACTCATTGCGGCTGTACAGCCCGGGGTGGCCCTCGAATGGCACCACGATCAGCGTCAGGGCGCGGTCGTTGGCCACCTCGGCCTGGGCCGCCGCCTCGATCAGCGGGAGCGCCTCACCCCAGTTCGTTGGTCCAGCAGGTCGCGCGCCGCTGTCTTTGCGCGCTGGAGCAGCGTCTGCTGCGCCACCTTGCCCTGTTCCACCGTCAGGTAGAGCGTTCCCTCCACCTGCTGGATCAGCTTGTGGGTCAACCACAGCTTTTCCCGGCCCTTGTCGTCCTGCGCGGGGCTGTTTTGCCATTTTTCGATTACCTCGTTTTTCATGGACTGGAAGATCTCCGCGAGCAGCGGGTTTTCCAGCAGGGATCGCGCGTTGGCCGCGCGGGCTACTTGCTCTTCGGGGGTCATGCTGCGAATCCAGGTTGCGCGGGCACGGCCGCGGGTTGGGTGAGCACCTTCAGCTGGGCCTGCTCACGCTGCAGACGGATGCGCTCCTGCGCTTCGAACATGGCCACCTTCTCCTGGCTCGCGATCTTTTCGCGGCCCAACTGCAGGGTGGTGGCGTTGTCCATTTCGGCTTTGCGCATCGTGGCCTGGTTGTCCATCTCCGCGCGCTGCAGCGACGCCTGCGCCTTGATCTGCTCGGCCTGGATCAGCGCCTGCGCCTCGGCCTGGCCAGGTTGCGGCGGCTGGGGCGGCTTGACCGGTTGACCGTCTGGTCCCGTCTGCGGAGCCACAAAGAACTGGTCGGCATCCCGATAGCCCATCGCCTCGGCGGTGCGCTTCAGCGTGTTGTAGATCGTGGTCGGGTTGGACAGGCCCAGCGGCATCACCTGCTGCTGCATGCCGCCCAGGGCGGTCAAGTTGGCCACCTGCTGCTGGCGGCCGAAGGTGCCAGTACCGACCCCCACCGTCATGTTGTAGCGGTTCTTCCACTCCCGTGGATCGACGTTCAGCCACCGGCCGTTGATCTTCACCTGCTGCGCGCGGTCCTGGTGCTGCGTCACGTTCTTCAGCATCAGGTAGTACATGCGCATGAAGCCCGTTTGCGCGAGCACGCGGGCAATCAGGCGGATCCGCTGCGCGCCGGCCGACATCAGCGCCTGCACGCCCTGGCTGCCCACGTTGGACTGCGCGAAGGACTCGGCACTGAGGGCCGAATTCATCTCGGTGACCCCCGAGCGTGTGTCGCGCACCTCGTCCACGCGGGCCAGCAGGTCCAGCGCCGGGGCGCCCAGGAACGGGGTGGCGATCTCGCGCACGCTGTCGGGTGCAGTCACTCGCATGATGCCGCCCACTCGGGGCGACAACAGCTCGTCCATGTCCACCACGTTCTTTTCCACAACCTCCTTCATGGGGTTGTTGGCCAAGTACACGTTGTCCAGCACCTGGCGGGTCAGCGCGGTCTTGATGCGCTGCAGGTCCTCCACCAGGTCCCACATGGACAGGCCGATCACCTTGTACGGCATCAGGATGGGAGCCATCAGCCAGAACGGGTGATCGTCCACCACCTCGTTCGTGAAAACCGTGCTTCCGACCTTGGTCACATGCCGGTATTCGGTCATGCCGTCGCCGTCGTAGTCCACCTTAAGGTAGCTGTCGGACAGCCACACCAGGCGCTGCGACTCGTCGGCCGGCTCGTCGCCCTGTGGGTCGGTGTCGTCGTAGCTGTGGCGAGCATCCACATCCTGGTTGCCGCTTTCGAGCCCGTCATCGGAGGCCAGTGCATCGATCTTGGCGGCGTCGAAACCCTCTTCGCGCAGGAAGGACAACGTGACCTGGCGGCGGTGCTCGATGAACTTGCAGTCGCTCAGCGTGCGCGTTTCCTTGGCGATGCGCATTTCCTCGGGTGGGACACCCTCGTTCAGGTACTGCAACACCTTCTCCGCGCGCTTGGCCTTGACCAAGAACGTGGGCAGCACCTGCACGCCCTGGGGCGTGGGTACCTCCAGCGGCTGATCCTCCATCAGCTCGATGATCTCGATTTCCGGGTCTTCATCGAGCAACTCCACCTGGGCCATGGTCAGCGGCCCGTAGCGCTCTTCGCGGTAATCCTGGCTCTCGGCCACGTGGCACTTGCCCCAGCCGGTGCGCGTGATCAGTGCCGACTTCACGGCATCGTGAATGGTCTGGAAACCGTCCTCGTTCTTCCTGTGGATCAGGTAGCCGATGTAGTTGGTCGCGTCCTGGCAGGCCTGTTCATCCTCCTGGCCGTCCGGCTCGAAGCGCACGATGTCATCGGAGGACGTGAACACGTCCATCAGCGCGGGCATGGCCCACTCCACCACGTCCAGCAGGTCCTTGGACACGACGCGCGAGCGGCCGTCGATGTCCGAGGGAGCCAGCTCGCCCTTGGCCTCGCCCAGGTAGAACTCCATGGCCTCGGCGCGCTGGCTCTCGGTCAGGTCGTCGGCGCCGATTGCCTTGCGGCTCATGCGGTCGATGGTCGCGCACAGCGTGCTGTCGTCCATCGGCTTGCTCTTGGTTGCTGGCATCAGGCGTAACCCGTTCGTTTCGGATAGTTGAGCTTCTTGGCGGGCGCGGGCTTCACGATGGCAAAGCGCCGCATCATGTGGGCGTACCGCGTGGCCGCCATCAGGTCGTCGTCCAGCTTCACGATCAGCCCGTCTTTGCGGTGGTACATGCGGAATTCCTCGAACCAGTCCGCCAGGTTGGAGAACACCTTGAATTTCCCGGTCTGCATGCGGTCCAGCAGCTCCTGCACGCCGGCTTCCACACCGTTACCGCCGGTGCCCTCCTTCTGGCCTTCGGCCGGCGCGTGCGTGGCCTTGTCGTCCAGCATGTTCAGGCCCTGCGCCTTGTACTGGTCGCGCAGTGCCTGGCCGCTGCCCTTGTCCTTCTGCAGGCCGTCGTGCGGCCACGCCCACGGGATCCACTCACCCCAGGGCTTCACACTCGCGGCAAACAGCAGCGGGGTCTGCTCGCGGGCCCGGTGCGCGGCCACCACGTAAATCGTGTCCGTGTCGCGGTCCCAAGCCAGCTGCACCGCCGCGCTTGGGTGATCCCACCCGAAGTCCAGGCCGCCGATGCGCACCCAGTGGCCGGGGATCTCGAACGGCGCCACGCTGATGGCCTCGTCTTCCAGCGGGAAGATGCGACCGCTGCCCAGCGATGGCTCGCCCAGCGTACGGGCCTTGCGCTCGTGCGCCGGGTAGCTGGCGATGATCGCCTTGCGCTGCGCGGCCGTGTAATGCTCGGCGTCCTCGATGGTCATGCGCGTGATGCTCGTGCCCGCGGGCTTTTCCTGCAGGAAGCGCTTCACCACATCGCTCATGCCCTTCAGCGGCGTGAACGTCATGGCCAGCAGGCCGTTCGTGGCATTGGTGCGCGTGAGCGCCTCCATGTAGATGTCGTTGTCCGGCTCTTCGTCCAGCCACACCAGGTCGAGGGTTTCGGCCTGGAACTTCTCGCGGCCCTGGTCGTAGCTCTTGAACCCGAGCAGGCTCTCGGTCGCCTGCACGTCGCCGCCGCCGCCCCAGCGCACCACCATGGTGTCCAGAGCGTCGGCCACGCCGCGCTTCATGCTCTTGTCGGCGATGGCATCCAGCGGAATGGCGCCGGTGCCCAGGGCATTGATCCGGCCGCACAACACGCGCTGCACGCTGTCGCGGGTCACCTCGGACGTGACGCCCGCAGCCCAGGCCGCAATCTCTTTGCTGAACACCCGGCCGCGCCACCAGTCCGGGTAGCGCCCGGTCAGGTGCATGGCCATCTCGAAACCCGCGCTCCATGTCTTGCCGAGCTGGTTGCCGGCCATGAGCAGGCGCTCGCGGAACGTGGCGCCAGCGGCGTGAAATTCGGCCTGTTTGGCGTAGGGCCGGTAGTTGCGCAGCCGGTTGTTACGGCGGCGCCGGTCCTGTTCCTCCAGCAGTGCCAGCATCTCCAACCGCTGCGCCCTCGGCAGTGAGCTTGGCGATGCGTGCATTGATCTGTTCGTCGGTCAGGTCTGTGATCGTCGTGCGCTGGTCCACCTCGATGCGCTCGCCGAATTCGCGGGGGCTGAACTTGCTGGCCTTCCAGCGGTAGTGCGAGGCGAGCTCGCGGGCCTTGGCGAGCTGGAAGGCGTTCTTGGCACCCTTGAGCACCTGCTCGGCCTTGTCGTCGAACGTGCGGGCCGCGGCGATGCGCGCTTCGCGCACGCGCGCGGATCGTTCCACGTCCGCCGCGATCCAGCGGCAGAGGGTAGCTATGCCTACCTTCAAGCTCTTGGCAATCTCGGTCTGCGACACGCCCGCACAGATCTGCTCGCACAGCACCTCAACGCCCAATGCGTCGAGCCTGGCGGCCGGGTCGTCTGGTTTCTTTCGGGTTGCCATGGTCAATCCATCAAAGCGCCCATCGGATTTACCTCGCGGCTGGACGCACCGTTCGCTACCTTCACCGATTGCCCGACTGCGCAGCCGGGGTGAAACCAGCGCCATTTACCCCTGGCGCCCCTGTTCGGATTCCAGTTTCCCGGGGGCGAGAAAGCAAAAAGCCCGCAGGCGGAACCTTGCGGGCTTTGTTTCGTTCGCGGCAAAGCTGCCCTTTGGCAGCTTGTGCACACGACTCTGTGTCGCGGTGAATGGCCGCGATTATGCGTCACGTTTTTGGATAGCGCAAGCGGTAGATGTTGGCGAACTGCCGTAGGCCCTCGACCCGGCTCTGCTCCCACAGCGCGGGTGTGATCTTCAGTCGCCTGCGCACGGCGTGGTGCGGGACCCGCTGCGGGATGTAGAAGGCCTGAAGCACCCGGCGGTATTGCATTGGCACCACCACCAGGGCGTGTTGCACCTGCAGGGCTTCCCACCCGGGCATCAGGTGCGGGCGGGGATCCTCGTCGCGGCTGTTGGGGATGGCGTAGCCGCCCTCCGCGCTCGCGCACCGCTGCTTGCGGTAGCGGTCCTGCGCCCACTGGCCGTAGCGCTCCAGCAGGTTGTCGGCTTCGCGCAGCTCGGCGGGAATCTGGGGGTTGTAATCGCGAGCGGTCATTGTTCTGTCCTTGTAAAAATTTGCATGTAATTTCTTGCGCGTTCAGCACGGCTCGCGGGGCCCACTTGGCCCACTCCTTATAGAGTCGTGGGCCATCTGGGCCTGGGGCCCTGGACCCACTTGGGCCTCTGGGCCCCATCTGTGCCATCTGGGCCTGCAAAAATTTGCGCATTCAAAGCACCTCGACCCGGCCGCCGGCTGTTGAAAGCCGGTTGGCGGCTACCAGCGCCTCGGTCGCGCGCATCACCCGGTAGCGGCGGCGATCCTTCGTGCCGTCGTCCGGCGCTGGCATTTCGTTGACGGCGGTTTCGATCAGCTCGTTGGTTGTCACCGTGTCGTTCAGGTCCACCAGCGCCTGGGCCACGCGCAGCACGACCTGCGGCCACTCGCCCTTGGGTTCCTTCTTGCGCTGCCCCTTCGGCCGCGCCTCTTCGGCCGTCACCACGCAGGAGCTGATGGCCTCGCCATCCTCGTGCGCGCCAATGGCCACCAGGTTCAGGCGGAACCCAAACTCGGCCCCATCGCGCCCGCCCTTGAGCTTGCTGACGCGGGCCGCGCGCGGGTCGCCGAACTCGCCCGAGCCGAAGCGCGTCACCTCGATCTCGGCGTCCACCGCCGCGCGCAGCCCGGACCAGCCGCGCGCGCCCTTGGCGCTGTCCTTGCCGCTGTGGTGCACCAGCAGCACCAGCGCGCCCGTGGCGCGGTGCAGGGCCTTACAGTGCGCCAGCGCGCGGCCCATGTCCTCACCGCTGTTCTCGTTGGCGCCGGGCGTGGCCTGGGCCAGGGTGTCCACCACGATCAGCGAGGTGGGGCCAAAGGCGCGCACCGCGGCGATCAGGTCGCGCACGTCGTCCTTGAGCAGCAGGTTGGGTGCGTCGGGCACCACGCCCATGGGGAAGTCGGCCAGGTCGTTGAACGTGCAATAGGCCTGGGTGCGGTCACGGAAATCTGCCTCGCCCTCGGCGCACACGTAGACCACCGGCGCGGCGCGCTCCACCTTGTGCCCGCGCCAGTCCATGCCGCGCGCGATGGCGGCGGCCAGGTCCAGAATGAAAAAGCTCTTGCCGCTGCCCGACTCGCCATACACCATCGCGATGCCAGCGCGCGGCAGCACGCCCCGCACCAGCCAGGCCGCCCGCGGGCGCTGCAGCAGCTGGGGGATGGTCAGGACCTGGAACCGCCGGGCCTTGGCCGCGGCCGGCGCAGGCGCTCCGCCCTCGGCCCCCGGCTCGCTCACGTCGTCGAAGTCATCGGCGACGGCAACGCGGCTGCCCCCCTTGCCCTTGGCCTTCACCACGTGCTCTTTCCACAGGTACAGCAGGGCCCGGTCGCTGTCCTGGCGCCGGTGGTCCAGCGCCACCTCCATGGCGTGCGGGCTGGCGGCCAACAGCGAGAACACCTCGTCGTCGGCCAGGCCGCACTGATACAGCGCCACGGCCGCCGCGTGCAGCTCGCGCGAGCGGTCGCCCTTGCAGTCGCCCTCCAACAGGAAATCCCGAGCCGCGTACGGGAGGTCCAGGGTGGCCAGGTCCGGCAGCACCAGGTCCGTCAGCAGCTCGGGCATTTCCACGGCCGGGCCCTCGCTCTTGGTGGCCTCGCGCCCGTACTGCGCGTGCAGCTGCTCGAGCACGCCGGCGCCGGCGGCGCGCACATCGGTGGGCGTGCCCACCAGGTGCTGGCCGGTGAGCGTGAGGAATCGCGGCTCGGCCCCGCCGTACACCTCCACGCCCACCGTGTGGTTCGTCCAGTCGCTGGCCTCGCCCAGGGCGAAGATGCGCAGGCCGTGGCCGCTGGGGCTGACCTCGGTGTAGCTGGCCAGCGTGTCGACGATCTCCTGGGCCCAGGGGGCAATCACCCCATCGTGCACGCAGTCGTCCAGGTCCACGCCCACCACGCCGTGGGGCCGGGTCATCACGTAGCCCACGCCCGCCAGCGAGGGGCGCTCACGCTCGAAGGCGCCCAGGGCCGCCGCGTAGGTGAACCAGCGGTCAGGGTTGGCCGTGCTCAGGCCGTACTCGGGCACGTCGGCCCGGCGCGGGATCTTGTCGAACTTGCCGCGCTTCACGTTCCACACGGCCGCCCAGGGCGCCCACCTGGGCGAGTCCTTCAGGGCCTGGGGGATGGCCGCGCCGTCGAACGGGCGCAGCTGGGGTGCGGTGTCCGCCATCATCGAACGGCCCGCAGTGGCTCGGCGTTGGGGGTCGCGCTACTCTGCCCTTGCAGCTGGGCCAGGGCCTTCAGCGCCGCGTTCAGCGTGGTGGTTGCCCCGTCGATCACATCGGCAATGCGCGCCGCCTGATCCTCGGCGGCCTTGCGGTCGGGCCTGGCGTGCAGGGTCTCGTCGCAGGCGTACATGAGGGGGTCGAACCGGCCGCAGAACCGCATGGCGGCAATGATCTGGCCGAAGGTCAGGCGCTCGTCCTTCTCGGGGTTCAAGCAGGCGCGCAGTCGGGCGTGCGCGCTGTCCAGCTTGCGGTCGGGGAACAGGAAGGCGGCCAGCTCTTTGGGTGACTTTTCGCTGTTCGCGATCATCTGGGCCAGCGCGTCGTATTCATCGTCGTAGAGTTGCTTCACGGTCTCTCCTTTGGGCTTAAGCGTTGATTTCGTTGGGGTTTTTCAATTTGCCCCTCAGGCCCCCTCAAACCGAGGGGCACGGAGGGGTGTACGTTTTGGGCAAAAAAATAATGATTCGGTCACCGCTGATTTCCAGCACCAACAGGACCGAACCACCATGGCCACACAGCACCAGCTCTTCCCGCCGCGCACCACCCTCGCGGGCCGGTACCACTCCAGCACCAGGCTGGCCAGCGCGCTCAACACCACCGAGGACGGCGAGCGCGTGCGCACCGTCACCACGACGTGGCTGGGCATGCGCTGGGTGGCGGGCACGCTGCGCATCAGGTTCCGGGCGTCAAGCACGGTGTTGCGGGGCGGGCGGTGAGGTCAGGCCGCCTCAGGGGCGGAACGCAAGACGCCCCACTGCACGTCGGGGCGCAAGTCTTCACAGCGCACCGCACCGTCAGTGAGGCGTTCAATCACCGGGCAGTGTTCGGCGGGGACGCGGCGGCCAGGGTCGCGCCACTGACCGACAGCAGCTTTGGTAACGCCCAGGGCGTTGGCCAGGGCAACTTGAGATCCGAGCACTTCGAAAGCTCGGTCGAGGGGGTGGTTCATGCTTGCTCCAAGCGAGGGTCCTCGCGGAAGTCTAGCATTGCTAAACCAAAAGGTACAGATGTTCTCGCCCCGGGAAGTCTAGGAGCGCTTTACGCTCGAAGTATGGACACATATACCGCAGACTGGGTCAAAGCCGCGCGCGCGAAAGCCGGCCTGACTCTCGAACAACTTGGTGATCTCGTCGGCCGAACCAAAGCGAACGTGGGTCACTGGGAGAAGGGCAAACACTCCCCAAGCTACGCGCAGATGATTGCCATTAGCCGAGTTACGGGGCACCCGCTCCCCGAAGCGGCAGACCTGGTGATGCTCGACCCTTCGAACATCGGCAACGTCATCAAGGGCCCCGAGATGCGCGGCGAGGTGCCGCTGATATCTTGGGTGCAGGCAGGGAGCTGGCAAGGCGCCGCAGATCCGCTCCAGCCGGGCGAAGGAGAAGCGTGGTTACCCTGTCCCGTGCGCCACAGTGCTCGAAGCTATGCGCTTCGGGTGCGCGGCGACAGCATGACCACCCCTCACGGAAACGGGCGCACCTACCCAGAGGGATGCATTATCTTTGTGGACCCCGAAAAGCGAATGCCCAACAACGGAGACCGAGTGATCGCCCTCTTGGATGGCGCGGACGAGGTGACGTTCAAGGTATACAAGAACGAAGACGGGAGACAGTGGCTCCAGCCGCTAAACCCAACACACGAGCCTATCCGCCAGCCTTTCAAGGTGCTAGGGACCGTCCTTGGCAAATGGGAGGACGGCTAGCCGCCGGCTCAAAAGTAAAGCTTGTGGGCAGCCATGCCCGCCAACGCGATTACAGCAATCGCGCCCCAGGCCACCTCCACCCGCATGCCAGCGAACAGTTCTTTTAAGGCAAAGAACTGCATTCGCTGCGCCTCCTGCCATTCCCGCTGCTGTTGCTCAAGCCGGGTTACTGCGTAGGCAAGTTCATCAATCCGCTTGCTGGTTTCGCGGACATATTCATCTCGGTCTTCTTCACGCATGGTGTTCCCCTTCGGCTCGCGCAAGCCTAGCCGAACGCGTGAATTTTTGCATCTACGTATAGTCCTACGTGCTTTTAGTCAATTTTTTATAGACTAAAAGTAAATTTACGCTTGACCGAATGCGTCTAGCTTTTCTACACTTCACTCCCAACAGCCCAGCACTTCCGCAGGGCTCACACAGGAGTGAACCTTGCAGCAAACACAAACCCCCACCAAGGCACCAGCCGCTGGCAAGATCCTCAGCCAGACCCAGGCTGAAGCCGTCTACAGCGCCATGCGCGCGCTCAACAAAGTTGGGGCGACGATTCGCGCCAGCATTCCGACCGAGGGCGACACGCTCGTGTTCATCGAGGAATGCGCAGATTCCGGCCAGATCACCGTCACCAGAGGCCTGCGTCGCGTTGCCTGCCACGCCAGTCAGTCCACCTTCGCCACCGCCTACGGCCTGGAAAACAGCGCGGTTGAGGTGGCAGCATGAGCGCCCCCATCACCACCTACAAGGGCTTCGACAAAGACCTGAAGTGCCGCGACTTCCAGTACGCGATCGGCGAGACCTTCGAGAACCCCAAGGGCGCCAAGGCCTGCAGCTACGGCTTCCATGCCTGCGAGCACCCCCTCGACGTCTTCGGCTACTACGCCCCGGCCGGCAACCGCTTCTGCGTGGTCGAGCAGTCCGGCGAGCTGAGCCGCGAAGACGCCGACACCAAGGTCGCCAGCTCCAAGATCACCATCAAGGCCGAAATCGGCATCCCGGGCCTGGTCAAGGCGGCCATCGAGTACGTCACCAGCCGCTGCGAGCCGATCAACCCCGATTCCCCGCAAATGGCCACCGGCGACCGGGGCGCCGCCTCGGCCACCGGCAACCTGGGCGCCGCCTCGGCCACCGGCGACCTGGGCGCGGCCTCGGCCACCGGCGACCTGGGCGCGGCCTCGGCCACCGGCGACCTGGGCGCCGCCTCGGCCACCGGCGACCTGGGCGCGGCCTCGGCCACCGGCAACCTG